AAACTTGTTATAAGCAATTCGGAGATTATAAAAACTTTCCAAATAGCGAATTTTTGCACAACAACGGCTTTTATGTTGGCTTGCATTCGAAGATAACAAAAAATCAAATAGACTCTTTAATAACAACCATAAATAAATATGCTTAAAATTTCACTAGACGAAGGTTTTGCTTTCGACATATTGAGTATTACTCAAGTTAAAATAATTAAATCTTCCAAACAAGACAAAGAAAAGCTTGTATCAAACTATCAAAATTTGTCAAAAGAGATCATAAGCCAAATCGGCTTTGATCTATATGAACAAATTGTAGCAAGCGAAGAATATCAAAACCTTAGAGATGCTAACGAAAATACATTCGATTTAGTAGATCAGGTCAAGAAAGATAATGGTTTGGCAAAATTAGTAGATGATTCTAATTATAATAGATACCAAAAGAAGGTAGCTCTTCAAAATAAATTTTTTAATAACGAAGTAAAAGAAGTTAAAATAGGATATTAATATGAATAAGAAAATACTAGTAACAGGCATTCTAGGGCAAGATGGCGCAAACATGGTAGAATATCTACTTAAGAACACTAATTACCAAATATTTGGAATGATTAGGCGCAGCTCAAATCCTAACTTTATAAACTGCTCTGCTTTTTTAGGCGATGCTAGGTTCAAGATCATTTATGGAGACCTGTCTGACAGCGTTAGCGTAGATAATGCAGTTAAAGAAATCCAACCTGATTATTTTATTAATTTTGCAGCACAAAGTTTTGTTGGATGTAGCTGGGAAATTCCATTGCAAACTTTTGACACCAATGCTACTGGAGTTGTTCGATGCCTTGAGGCTATTCGTAGATTTAAACCGGATTGTAAATTTTACTCTGCTGGATCAAGCGAAGAGTTTGGCGACGTAGCTTACTGTCCTCAAGACATCTATCATCCAATTAGGCCAAGAAGTCCATATGGCGCATCTAAGGCAGCAGCAAGGCATGCCGTTAAGGTTTATAGAGAATCTTACAATCTCTATGCTGTTCATGGTATTCTTTTTAATCACGAAGGCACTAAGCGCGGAGAAGAGTTTGTAACCAGAAAAATCACAAAAGGAGTAGCAAGAATTTATAAAGCTATTTTAGATAATCAGCCATTTGCTCCAATTGAGCTTGGCAATCTAGACGCCAAAAGAGACTGGTCAGATTCTGAAGATTTTGTCGATGGAGTCTGGAGAATGTTAAACCAAGATAAGCCGAAAGATTATGTTTTATCAAGCAACGAAACTCATTCTATAAGAGAATTTATTGAAGTTGCATTTAAGATTGCTAACATTGATGGTAATTGGCACGGCTCGAATTTGAACGAAGAGTATTCTATTACCACTGAATACGCATTAAAGAGAGAACCTCTGTCTTCCACGCTTATTTCTATTAACTCTAAATTCTATAGACCAGCAGAAGTAGATATTCTTGTTGGAGATTCTACGCCAGCAAGAAAAGAGTTGGGCTGGAATCCAAAGATCAACTTCTTAAATCTGGTAGATAAAATGGTAAATCATGACATTTGCCTTCTTGACAAGCGTTGAGAAGGGCCTCATAATGAGCCCATGACTGCGAAAAAGAATGGCGAAAGAAAGTTGTCTGAAGGTCAGCAACTAGTTCACGCCTTTCTTTTTGAGCCCAAAACATGTCGGTGGGCTAAAGAAGTTAAAATATCAAATACCATAATTAAAGAACATGGGTTTGAGTTTTTATTTTCTTTAAAAGGAAGAATCAAGATCCCCTCTATGTGCTGGTTCTTGACTGATAAAGGCAAAAGATTCCTTGTAGAAGCGAAAGCTTATCAGAATCTATTCCCAGATAAGCAAGAAATTAAATTAGAAGAAACCTCTATAGCCCCAACTGTAGAGATAAACAAGAAGCCGACATCACTCAAAGAATTCCTAAATATTTTCAACAAATAATAATATGGCAAGGCAAAAGAAAGAAGCTCAAGAGCAAGCAGAGCAAACAGCATCAGGAAAGCTCAAAGTCCTAGATAATATTCTCAACAGAAACAAGGATCATCATTATGCATTTGACAATAATATTGATTATGTCATTAGCAGCGGAAGTCTGACCTTGGATATTGAGATGGGCGGTGGAATTCATCCGGGTATTATCCGATCATCCGGAATTACGGAAGGCGGCAAAACCAGCAATGCTCTGGCATTTGCTCGTAATTTTCAATTGCTGCATCCTGAAAAAGGCTGCATTATTTACATCAAATCAGAAGGCCGACTCAGCGAAAACATGGTGTCTAGATCAGGAGTTAATATTGATCCAGCAAAGTGGCGAGTTATCCCTACCAATGATTATGAATTTGTAACAGATACAATGCGTGAGCTAATCAAAGATAATGACGAAGGCAATATTTATTTCTTTATCATAGACAGTCTTGATGCTCTCGTTCCCAGAAACGACTTGGCAAAGTCTGCTACAGAAGCCAACAAAACTGCTGGTGCCGCTCTACTTACTTCTGATCTTTTGCGCAAAATGGCTACAGCTTTCTCTTCTAGAGGGCATATCTGCTTCTTGATCTCTCAGGTTAGATCTTCCATCAAGATCAACCCATATGAGAAGGGAGACCCGAAGGTGACCAACGCAAGCGGCGGAAACGCTGCTTTACACTATTCTGATTGGATTCTAGAGTTCCAGCAGCGCTGGAATAAAGATTTCATTTATGCCAACGCTAAGGGCGAAGGCAATCCAGTTGGTCATTGGTGCAAGATCGTTTTCAAGAAAACTCCAAACGAAAAGTCTGGCAGAGAAGTTCGATACCCTATTAAGTATGGTCGCTCTAATGGGTCAAGCGTTTGGGTGGAATACGAGATCGTAGACCAGCTTTTGGCTTGGGAGTTCGCCCATGCGAAGGGAGCTTGGATTACAATTACTGATGAGCTTATTAAAGAGCTTGCCGATAATTCTTTAGAAATGCCAAAGCAACATCAAGGCGAAGCAAATCTAAAGAACTTCCTCGAAGAGCATGAAGATATAACTAAGTATCTTTTTAATAAATTCATTAGTGCTCTTAAGAAATGAAGCTTTTAAATGTGTACGGAAAAGCGGTAAGTAAAAATGTGTCCCAATATTTAATTGATTGGGATGCTTCTTCTCGCTCTAAGGTACAATTCAACACCAAGCAGTTTCTTAAAAAATACTGGAAGAATCATATAGTTTACGAAGAGTTTCCTGTCTTTGGGTCTAGATTAAAAGTAGACATAATTAATGCAACGCTTAAAATAGCCGTAGAGGTTCATGGCAGGCAGCATTCAGCTTTTAATAAGTTTTTCCATGGAGACTCTAGACTTAACTATTTGAAGTCTATCAAGAGAGATGTAGCAAAAGAAAATTGGCTTTCTTTGAATAAATTTCAGTTAGTGGAAATTTACGAGAATGAAGTCAAAGACCTGACAGAGCAGTTTTTCAAAGACAAATTCAATATAAATCTTTAATGTCAATTTACTCGCTTCAAATCGAAAAATACGCCATATCTGGACTGATCAAACATCCAGAGTCTTTCTCAGACATAGAATCTTTCATTAACGAGAAAGACTTTATCAACGAAGTCCATTATACTATTTTTTGCGTCTTTAGAGAAACGTTCAGTAAGGGCGAGCAGATAGATAAGATTTTAATCGCTCAAAAAGCTCAAAATCTTGGCATTACTTTCAAAGATCAATCTATTGACATCTTTAATTATGTTAATAGTGTATGCCTTATCCCAACCACTAAGCAGGGCCTAGTCGAAGCTGCTAAGGAATTAGTAAAATATAGAATCCGCAGAGAAATCGAAACAACTGGGCAAGAAATTAAAGCTTTTGCTCATAATTGCGCCGACAAGCCTATAGAAGAAATCATAACAGAAGCAGATAAAATTTACAATAGTAAAATCTGCGTCTACACAAATGAAAGCAATAAGCCAGAAGACGTAACTTCTAATATTATTGAAATCATTGAAGAGCGCGGAAATAATCCTATTTCTGAAAATGGTCTACAGACCCCATACGAAAACTTCAATCGCTTATATGGCGGCATTCGCCCCGGCAATCTTTATGCTTGGGTAAGTCGACCAAAGCATGGTAAGTCTACTATTCTTAATGATCTTGCTATAAAAGTAACAAGTATAAACAAAGGCTGCAAAGCTCTTGTCCTTGATACTGAAATGGCAACAATAGACATGAAGTTCAGAATAGCTTCATCTCTTACAGGAATTCCAGTATGGCATCTTGAAACTGGCAATTGGAAAAAGAATGCTCAGCTTTACGCTAAATTTCAAGATAGTAAAGCCACAATAAAAAGCGTTAGCAATCAAGTAGATCATCTTCAGGTAGCTGGGAAACCAATAGGAGAGATTGTGTCTATTGTAAAGCGCTGGTATTTTTCAAAGGTTGGCCGTGGAAACCAATGCGTTATTATTTATGACTACATCAAATTAACCGGAGAATCAGATAAGAATAAGCAAGAGTACCAGTTGATTGGCGAAAAAGTCAACTCTTTGAAAGAGCTTTCTCTTGAATTAAATGTTCCAATTCTTACTGCTTGTCAATTGAATCGAAGCGCAGAGAATGGCGTGGATGATAGCAGCGCGATCTCTCAATCTGATCGTTTGCAATGGTACGCTTCATACGTCGCGATCTTCAGGCGTAAAACCGTAGAAGAGATCGCTGAAGATGGGCAGGATTTTGGATCTCACAAGATGATACCACTTGCCACTCGGTTTCAAGGCAGAGACTCTCAAGGCCATCACGATCTCGTAAGAATTCAACAAGGCCGATCAGTTAAATATCAGCCTAATTTCATTAGTTTTAATATAGCTAACTTTAACGTAGAAGAGCGTGGAACCTTGTCTGATATTGTAGATGCAAGAGCTTTGCGCCCAGAGCTAGATGACTCAGGTTCGGATGGAGAAGTGCTTTAACATTTCTTATGAATGACTGCGAATCTGTCAGAGTAATTCTTCAAGACATAGGATATGTTCTATTCGATCATGGCAAAGAGTATAGAACAAGACCTCTTTATAGAGATTCTGATAATGATCATGTTTTAAGAATTTGGAAAAATTCTGGCCAGTGGGTAGATTTTAAAGAAAACATTAGCGGGTCTTTAGAAGATCTAGTTAGGCTTACTTTAAAGTTAAAATCAATTGATGAAGCCAAGAATTGGATTTCGGCAAAAGGAATAGACACTTCTTATCGAGAAGAAGACAGGGCAAAGCCAACAATAAAACAAACTTCTACATTTGATAA